CAGCCTTGTCCGTCTTGCGGTTCGTCGGATAGTTTAGCGACTTACCATGACGGTGGCGGTTATTGCTTTAGTAAATGCGGTTACGTCAGCCGAGGCAAGCTAGAAGGCAGAGTGCAACAACGGAGCAAAAAATTGGGACAGTCAAGTTGGAACCTAGAAGAAGTCAGCAAGTACCCGGTCGCGGATCTGTCACACCGAGGGCTTACCCGTGAAGCGGTAGAGCGTTACGGAGTGCGTCAAGCGGTACGGCCTGAGAACGGTGAAGCTGACAATCAAGCGATCTTTTACCCGGCTGGCTTAGGTGGTGGCTGGAAGCGTAAAAACGCACTGACACGAAAAGACATGGAGGTTTTGGGCGACTATGGTGGGCTATTTGGTCAGCAGGTATTTCCGAGAGGAGGCCGTTTCCTCGTTGTCACAGAAGGAGAAGAGGATGCGATTGCGTTATGGCAAGCCTTTAAGGCTCAAGGCAAGGATTACAGCGTTGTTTCGTTACCTAACGGCGCGGGTTGTGGCGGTATTGAAAAGCGCGAGGTATGGGATTACGTCACTAGCTTTCAAGGTGTCCTATTGGCATTTGATTCCGATGAGCAAGGCAGAGAGGGCGCGGAGAAGTTCGCAGACATCTACTCGACAGAAGTAAAACTTAAGATTGCGGAGTTACCCGACGGCTGTAAAGATGCCAACGATTGCATCAAACAAGGCAAGGAAAAGCAGCTAGTCAGAGCATGTTTTCAAGCTAAAGAGTATCAACCTGAGTTAGTTATTCCCGGCTCAGATATTAGTTTTGATTTGGTTCGTGAGCCAATTAAGAAGGGCTACGACCTTAAAAACTACCCGGAGTTTTCCAGCAAACTAGGCGGCTTGCGTGATGGTGAGTTAGGTATTGTGATGGCCCCACCCGGTGTAGGTAAGTCTACATGGGTCGCAGAGCTAGGCTATGAGTTAATCAAACACACCGACGAGAAGGTGGCTTGGCTTTTTCTTGAAGAAGACTTGAAGAAGGCAACCCAGCGGCTGATTGCCATTGATAACAACGTGCCGTTGCCTATGTATCGCAGGAAACCTGAGTTAATATCCGAAGAAAACGCGAGGAGCAGTTACGATGATCTTATCAACAACGGTCGCACTTGGTTTATCGATCTTGGCACTAGCGGTCGCTTGTCTGTTGATCGGTTGATGCACTTGTTACGTTACTACAATGCCCAAGGTGTCAAGCGATTTATCTTTGACCACATCAGCATATTGTTTTCTCACGACGAGAGAGATAACGAACGTAAACTGATCGACAACATTCTGTCAGAAGTCGCGGCGTTCTGCGCTGCAACCGGCAGCACGATGATTATGGTGGCTCACATAAAGCGATTTGAGAATCACATCTATGTCAATGACGACATCTATGATGCTAAGTGGCTTTACATCGATCCAGCAGCAGCTAGAGGTTCAGGCAGTTTTGAGCAGTTAGCCTTTTGGATCGCAGCACTTGAGCCTGAGAAGACAGAGAACGAGGCAAAGGGCAGGGTCAGGATTAACGTCAAGAAGAATAGAGAGTGGGGCTTTACAGGCCCAGCAGACGTGATCGAGCTAAACCAAAACACTGGACGACTAGTTAAATCAGAGGTGCCAGAGCATGACTACTAAACGAATGTACACAATCGACATCGAGACAGACGGCTTGCTTGAAAGCATGACCACGATCCACTGTGCAGTGGCTAAGGACTATAAGACTGGTGTAGTTTATAAGTTTGGCCCAGACCAGATTGAGCAGTTTATTCGTAGCCTAGATGGGCAGGTTGTGATTGGACACAACATTATTAACTTTGACTTACCTGCTATCCATCGCTGGTGTGATATTAATCACTATGTTAGAAAAATGTATCCACAGCCTAAGATGGAGATTGACACGCTGGTGCTGTCTCGACTGCTAAACCCCGACCGAGAGCGCCCAGAAGGATTGCCACAGAAGGTGGGGCCACACAGCCTACAGGCTTGGGGTTATCGGGTTGGCACACACAAAGGTGACTACGGAAAACAAGACAAGGCGTTTGACGAGTACAACGAAGACATGCTAGCCTATTGTGTGCAAGATACAGAAGTCACAGAAAAAGTGTATAAAGCACTGTTAGAGGAAATGAAAAATGTATAAAGAATGCTGTATTGATAATTGCAAATCAGAAGTTAAATCTAAAGGACTGTGTGGAAAACATTGGGTTGCTAGATATCGTACAAGAGAACAAAGAATCTGGCAAAACATGAAACAAAGATGTCAAAATAAAAATAACACTAACTATAAAAACTACGGAGCAAGAGGGATAAGAGTTTGCGAAAGATGGCAGAATTTTAAGAACTTTTATAAAGATATGGGATGCTGCCCTGAAGGGTATAGCATCGATAGGATTGATAATGATGGAAATTACGAGCCAAATAATTGCCGATGGGCGAGCCGCCAAGAACAATCAGTAAACCAGCGAGTTCACATAAATAACAAGTCAGGTTTTAAGGGCGTACATTGGAGCAAGGTTGGTAAAAAATGGCTTGTACAGTTGACAAAAGATTCAACAACCTATAACCTAGGTTACTACAAAGATTTACAAGATGCTGCTAAAGTTAGAAGGCAAGCAGAAATTCTTTTTAATAAACTTGCTTGAAGTTACTGAGCAAGTATATAAGCATTTGCTTAAAGAGATGCAAAACTAGAAGGAGAGCAGGGATGAGCGATATAACTGAAGTAAAATGGGAGATCATGCACCAGCGATCCTGGGGTGAGTATGAAAGCATGGGCTACACTCTTATTGCACAGATGGGTGACTACGATATTGTAGCGAAAGGTGAATATCCTTGTGATGCGGACAGTGAAGAAGAATACGAATGCCTGCTACGAATTGTTGACCTCCACAACCGGCTTGTAGAAAAAGATGCAGGAATAAGTCTCTCATTTCAGTAAATGGAAAGATTTTGACTGAAACAAGAAACGCAGTTTATTTTATAAACAAAATGCTAAGCCAAACTGAGCAATAAACGATGAAAGTGAACTTAATGCAGGGCGATTGCCTTGAACGTATGAAAGCCATGGATGATTGTGTGATTGATCTCACGGTCACTAGCCCACCATACGACAATTTGCGGACATACAATCAGCACGATTGGTCTTGGGGCGAAGACGATTGGAAGCCGATTATTCAGGAATTGTATCGTGTGACAGCTAAAGGCGGCGTCGTTGTGTGGGTTGTAGGGGGTGCTACAGTAAACGGAAGTGAGACGGGCAGCAGTTTCCGTCAGGCTATCCACGCTATGGACTGTGGTTTTCGCTTGCACGACACCATGATATGGAACAAGGGTGGTTTCTCAGCCGTTGGTTCTCTGCGAACGCGATACGCGCCTGTGTTTGAGTATATGTTCGTATTCAGCAAGGGCAAGCCAAAAACATTCAACCCTATCAAGGACAGAGCAAACAAAAACGCTGGAAAAAATGCAAGTGGTACTATAAGGCAGAACGATGGGTCAACTATGCCCATGTCTAAGGTAATGAAAATAAACGACTACGGTCAGCGATTTAACATCTGGGATGTTTCGCCACACAGGCAATCTGGGCAGGGATCTCACCCAGCGCCATTTCCCATAAGCCTTGCTCGCGATCAAATTATTAGCTGGAGCAACGAAGGTAATACCATACTCGACCCCTTCATGGGCAGCGGAACAACTGGCGTTGCAGCAATCAATACAAATCGAAACTTTGTAGGCATTGAACTTGACAGTGAGTATTTCTCTATTGCAGAATCTCGGATTAGAGAGACAGAGGTAAAGTAACAGTGAAAATCGATTGGAAAACGCCAGCTAGGATAGAGCACAAGGTCGCGGAGATTATTGCGCGTCAGGAACGTGCTGGCTGGCCTTTCCGTCTTGACCAAGCTAAGGCTTACGTTGAGCAGTTAGACGCCGAAGCTGCTGAGATATACGAGCATATCAAGGCAACGATGGGCTACTATTACGAGCGCAAGAGCGAAGTAAAAGCGCCATACAAGAAAGACGGCAGCCTGACTAAGATGGCTGAAGATTACGGCAACGTAGGTGGCCCATTCGGTCGCATCGAGTGGCACCCGATTGAACTTAGCCAACACCAGAAGGTAGCACAACGGCTGGTGCAGCTAGGGTGGGTTCCAACCCAGTACAGCAGTACAGGTATTCCTAAGATAAAGCCAGACGGTGAGCCTTGCCCTAACCTAGAGCGCATGGAGCAGTCTGACATAGGGCATACATTGGCGCACTACACAAAGCTGACTCACCGCAGTAATCAGATCAGAGGATGGATTGAGGCGTGTAGATTAGACGGCAGAGTCCCTGCTTGCGCTAACCCCAACGGAACCAACACTGGGCGCATGACCCACAAGATTGTTGCCAATGTACCCAAGGCTAGCCCTGATGTATTCTTTGGTGAAGAGATGCGGAGCCTATTTACACACAGAGGCGAAGGCTACAAGCTAGTAGGCTTTGACGCGGAAGGATTGGAGCTGCGTATTGCAGCGCATTACATCAACAGCGAGGCTTTTACAGATGCGCTTATTAACGGAGATAAGTCTAAAGGCACAGACCCGCACACCCGAGTTCTTCGTGCTTGTGAGCGATTCGGTGTGGAGACTCGTGATGCAGCAAAGTCGTGTG